TATTCTCGTATTACTATTGAGTCTGTAGCTGAGTCATTACCGAACCTGTACTGCATTTTATATGCCGTTCCACCTGCGGTATCTAATCTCTCGTGATATACGGTTGTTGAACCTAACTTATCACTATCCAGTGTTATAGGGAATACTGCACTTGACCCAGTAACCGTTACTGTTGCAAGGTCATCAAATGTATATCCATCCTTAGAATAGTCAACGTCTATAGCAGCTGCACTTCCTACATCTGCCGTTAAGTACATATACTTCCATTTACATTTGCTCTCTGGGAATGGGCTATACATTCTAGTGTCAAACCGCATGCTTATAGCTGTACCATTGTCTGAAGTTGCGCTATCCATAAGATAGCTCTTAGCTGTAGCCGAAGCCTCACCAAAATATATAGAAGGATAACCAGGTAGTGTAGACATAGACCAGCATGAGGCGTTTATACCAGTATGGCGTGTCCAGCCCTTTGTTACCTCGTCATAAACTAAAACCTCATTATTATATGTTCCAGACGTTGTAACAGCCCACCAGATCTTCCTTCCATCAAATATACCCGCTGTATTACCAATTTGGGAAGCCACTAATCTCCCCATTGTTCCCTCTATAGCGTCTGAAATAATCTCCTCGTTAGCAATAACCTGTCCGTATCTAGTTCTCTGTATTGATCTAAAATGTGGGATTCCACCAACATAAGACAGGAAGTACACATCGTTTACTGTCTCAATTATTGAGCGTCTAGACTGAGCACCCAACCCCGTTAACCTTTCTCCCATGTCCGCCACTGTAAAGTCTGAGGCTCCAAAGCCTGTTAAGGCCCAGATCCTGCTCTTTTTGAATATAATCAACTCGTCCTTTAATACCGCTAGTCCCACCGCAAGCTCTCCGTCTTTAGGGTTAATATCTATATAATCAGCTGCATCCCAGGTATCAGGGTCATTTAGTGATGACCAATACAATCTTCCTGTCTTGTCTATCACAAACATGTAGTTATGAAACCATTTAGCATCTACTCCATTAGGAAAAGCTGCTATCGTAGAAGTGGATGTGCCATTTGTGGACTTTAGCACCGTATCCGTATCATTAATCATGTACACAGCGTCATTAGCAACAGGGAATACATGATCCTTAGCTGCCGTTTGCGCTGCTGCACCCGTAACACCACTCCATGCCCCTGATCCTGTCCAAGCCTCAACTATAGACTGTGTGCTTCCTGCATTATCTCTAGCTCGCAATATAAACTTAGTCCCGTCTGAGAACTCTATACCCTCCTGGGATAGTATGGCTTTACTTATTGCAACGTCAGTACCTTGCTCTGTATAACCTGTCCTCTTTTTTATAGTCTGGTCATCTAAAAATACGTTCAAAGCATCTGCACAATACCCCTCGGTCAATAACTCCGCTTTCATCTTGTCGTTGTAACCTTTAGTAAAGGTTGTCTCTCGTATCATTTTTAAGTTTTGTACCATTTTAATAATATGTTCTTCCAAAATTTGTATTAAGTCCTACCGTATCCGTAACCCCCCTTACACCATCTGCTACTCTATCCTCAAGCTCCTGTTTCATCTTTGCCAGTCCACCCTCATACTCCAGTATGTACTGCTTTGCTACTAGCTCCTCTTGCTGTCCTTTTCTAAGTAAATCAGCAGCTGCACCATAGCCTACTAGCCTAGCGTATCTATCTACATATGGAATATCCAAGGCGTCAGTAGCCGCAGACAAGTCTGACACAACGTATGAATACCAGATTTTAATAGCGTTAGTACCTGTCTCATCCGGTACAGGTAAAAATCCTAGCTTAATATTTGAACCGCTTCCTATGAGGTAATAAGCTGGTGCTCTTTGTGGCGTAACGCTAACCGATGTATTGCCCAAGTCTCTATTAATATCATCAAGAATTACGCGTAAAGCTCTTTGTGGCGTAGAGTTAGTATCTGTCGTGTCGTAATTTATCTCAACCCGTCTCATCTTAAAAAAGTCTGTAGGCATGCCGTCGCTCTGGCTATATTCCTGCTGGTCTGCCGTAGAGTTAAATGTAGTGGTAGTTATGTAGTAGTCCTCAAACGTCTCGGTAACAGCCGTAACTATCCCATGGTAAGCATAATTTATAGATGCATCTACTTGAGCCGCTGTCCAGTCAGCAGGTGTTGTTTCATCCAGCAAGAGCCGGACGTCCGTTCTTATATTGCTTAATAGTTTTGCCATTTTAACGTCTTGCTAATATATAAAGGTTTCCTGTTGTTGAGTCTCCAATTGCGCTTACCCTTGTAAACTTAACGGGAATATCAAAGCCCACATCTGCTTTCAAAAAGAAACTTCCACTTGTTGCCGGTTCCCCATCAAAAGATATATGTACATCCTCAGTCGGATGGAAAGTTGCACCTAAACACAACGACTGGAAATCAGCCTCGACTGACGCTGTTGTGTTAAAAGCTATTACCTCTTGTTCTGTTGCCTGATCTTGTCTATCTGCTATTGCCATAAATTATTCACTCACCTTTCTAATCATTCTGATATTTACTAATCTTATCTAATCTTCTAATTTCATATCTATTATCGTTATCCTCACGCCTTACTAACTGTTCACACCTTAAGTGTCCGCACTCAACCCCCTCAAGCTGAGTAATCTTGTACCCTGCTTTCCTCACTGCTATGCCAAAGAATATGTCATGACCTCCATACTTCATAGGTATATCTAATATCTCTTCTGTCTTAGCATCTACCGACTTATCTGTTCTAAACCAAGGTTCAGATAGTCTCTCAAAGACCTCACGCTTTACTAGCGTACAACCTAGTCCGCAGTGTTGTATTTCTCTGTCTACACGTTTTATTGTTGACCACCCGCCATTTACAGGATAATCAACACACACTACGTCTTTATTAAGATCTAACATCTTTTCAAGTGTACCCTCTGGTATCTCCATATCCTCCTCTACAAAGTATAAATGTGTTACATCTGGCGCACCTAGAGCCTCTGTAACAAGCCAGTTCTGTGCCTCTGGTATAGGCATACCACTTACAGTTATTAATGTGCTATTAGGAATATTACTTACTGACTTTATAGTCTGTTCAAATATCAGTCCTCTAGTTGGTAGTAATATTGCTATCATTTTGATTCCCTCTCTGCTCTTTTCCTTGCCCCTTCTGCCGTTTTTAATCTTTGGTCTCGTATTTTAGATCCCTCTCTACCCTGTAAAACTGTCCCATCAGACATTCTTACCCTGGTTTTAATCATCTTTGTCCTATATTCACTTGTTCCTCTTTTAAGTATTCCAAATGTCATGTTATTTATATGAAGGCTTGAAGAGAAGAAATGTGAAGGCTTGAATTTGATATATTGAGTAATAAAGCTATATCAGACTTCAAAATTAACTACGTACTTCGACCCCGTGGTCGGCTCTCAATACAGAAGTTCCGTAAAGACAATCCACCGTAACTAACCATGCTAAGTCTTTTGCCCAGTAATTACCCTGAGTTCTAGGACCTAATTGCATAGCTAAAGCGAATGCTTCTTTTTGGAACATCAAATTATGAGTTTGCGTAGGAGTTCCAGCCGTTGTCTGCACCTGATTGGTGTAGTAAGTTGGAACACCGTATACATCTCCCCATAGATAAGCGTTGTTTGGGCCTTTTCGTACCACTGTTGGTTCCTGGTATTGACCAAGATAATCAGCTTTTACGAATTTATCCAGTTTCATTAGAGCTGCCTTCTGAGAAGGAGCAATAACGAACACACGATCTACCATAGGTACATCGTTCTCATCAAGAGTCTGAATAGCCGAAACAATTGCTGCGTCTGTAACATCAACACCATAAGTGCCGACATCAGTTGACGTTAAGCTAGAGTACAAACTGAGAACAGATGTATCTACAGCTTTAGCAATTGCATAACCTGCTGACTTTGTATAAGCAGAACGCAAATCATACTGCGACTGAGTTGTAACAATATCTTCAATCTCAAAGGAAGTTTCCTTATGAGTGTCGATACTGATATTTGTTTGAGTCTCTGTTGGAGACTGCAAAGTAACCTCAGTGTTAGCTGCTTTGTCGTTAGCTGATAGTTCAGTAATATTAGGAACATGTATAGTGTCCCCTTTACCTTTCACCAGATTATCAAAACGTTTAACTAAAGGAGCTGCGACTAAAGCACTCTCCCGAAACATTAGAACCTCATTGGCCCAAATTTCCTTGCTGTTACTTTAAAACTTCTATTAAAGAAGCGGGTAAGACATTTCTGCTTACCTCCTAATATCGCTATTAGGTTCGGACTATTGCTTCATCCCTTATGGGAGCTTATCACTTAGTCTCTGCGGGTGGTCGTCCTCGACGGTTTAATTTACGTAAATCTTTGTAGATTTCGTGCATTCTCTCTATTGCCTTAATGTCATACGTTTTATATATTGGATGAAGTTTATTTCTTGGTATATCGCAATATTCTATTACTAATTCAGCCTGACGCTTTTTTAGTAAAAGAAAGTCTTTTGTTTGTCCTAAGAACTTTCTTACATGCTTTATATTTTTTATCTCCCAACAATATGCTTTACGTTGGTTAAGACTTTTCTTAAATTCTCTAATATATATAAATCCTCCATAGTTTTTTGTTAAAAAATCAGTTAATTCTTTATTTACTGATGCAACTTTTACTACTGGAGAGTATGTTTTAGCGTTAGAGAAAGGTAACAATGCTATGTAACCTTCTCCATCGATTATTCCTGCTGTATAAATATTCTTTTCGTGATCATTCACTACTTAATTATACCACTATATCGGAATAATAACAACCTTCCCTCGAGTTGTCTCTGACGAGATTTTCTCGGTATTCAGATAAGTTTTCGGTTAATGGGCTATTCAATTTTTAAAGAGCTAACTTTCCTAACAACCAATCCTCACAATAGACATAACTTAGGCGGCTAACCGCTAGTAATTGCTTACTAGATCCCCGAATTATTTGGACAGGGATAAATACCGCTTTATCCGTAACGTCCATTGTATTTGCCATGTTTTATATATTCACCTCCAGTCTATTTTTCTTTTTATGACTGGGAAAGCTGTGCAAGTAACTCCGCAGGAATCTTATGTAGATTCTTTTGTTGCCACTCAGCTCCATCTGACTCACGCAACCTTTGACGTAGCGTTTCAGCTGTTAGAGGCTTCTCGCCTATCTTCAGTGATGCGCTAGGTTTCTCTGTATACGTTCTAGTCTTTTTAGGACTCCGTTTTTTAGTCTCGGCATCTACAATTTCATCCCAATACATTTCTTTGTAAGCTGCTTCTAAGTTACCGCCGTAATAATGCTGGCGGGCATAGTCTTCAACTTCTTCCGATACATATTTAGGTAACCCTTCAGATCCGCTGTACTTATCCTCAAGTCTTTGGTGTTCTCTATTAAGAAACATTCTATCCTCGACTTTAGTTAAGCTACTGTTCAGATCGTCTTTAGTAACCATCCCTTCTTTACGCAACAACTCAATTGCCTGCTTAACATCGTTTTCACTAGGCTCTTGTGTGCTTGTTGCAGGTTGGTCACTATTGGGGGTCTGTGCCTTTAACCTCTCATTCTCGGATAGTACTTTGTTCTTTTCACGAACAAGTTGTACCACTCGGTCTTGAGTACGGCCAGATAGCCCTTCCCAAACTGCTTCAGCCTCTGTTTCTGGCTTGTTTACGTCTTTACTGACGGCTTCTGTTTCAGGTTCTTCTGCTGGCGTTTTTTCTTCTGCTGGCGTAGCGTTCTGAGTTTCTGCACTCTCAGACTGTATTTCAATATCGTCTTTTGACAAATTTATTCACCACCTTTCTACATTGGCTTACGGCCATGACTCGTTAAAAAAGGTACCCTTTATATTGAGTACCTCTGAGGGAAAGTCAACTCAAGCCTTCACACGAAAATTGACTTACCCCTTAGAGATACCCAAGGGCTTTAGTGAAGGCTTGCCTTTTTTTTAATGTCCAATTAATTAATAATAGTTATTTTCTTTTCTTATATAAGGTGAGGCAATTACGCCCCACCCTATAAATTAATACCTCGGTTTTTCTATACGACTTGTTTGTGTTTAACATAAGAGTGCGACTCAGTTTCTTATGCGAATCGCCCCCGTCGCATATAACCAACCTAACGATTATTTGTCATCCCAGATGACAGTTACATCGTTCTCGTTAGTATGAATACTACCTCCATCAACTGGAAGCCCTGGATTAAACTCTCCTGAGAGAGTTACCTCACGGACCCAGTCCTTACCTGCTGCAGCTGTAGGTTGTGTAATTTGCAGAGCAATGTCTGAAGTATCTACACTACCCATTCCTGAAGCATGACCGAAAGCAGTTGCTTTGTTATAGATATTGGTAATGCCTCCATCTGTAGGATTACCGAATATGATCTTTTTAACGAAAGCATCCTGTCCAGCAGAATTAAAACCTGTTGCTGCTGACGCAGAATTATCTGAAACTATGTATGTATATCTTATGTTAATTCACCACCTTTCATGATATTTAGACAATAAAAAAACACCGCTACTGCGGTGCTAGTTAATCTACCTACCAAATGTTTTATATCATATCCCTAATACCTTGTCAATTAAAAGTTATTTTTTAATATTGGCATTAAACAACTCATCAGCCCGACCCACAACAATAGGAGTGAATATCTTTTTAATTCTTCCGTATATGAAGTCTTTGTCTCCTACAGATAACTCTACTTCTTCTTTGTCAAAAATCAGTTTAGTTAATTTGAAGCACTTCAGCTTGTCTTCGTCTGATAAATTCTCGTTTTCTACTTGTGTATTAAGAGCTTGAAATATAACATCTTGCCATGTTAGGTCTTTATCTCCACTAGACTTAATAGGCTCATTGTTATAACCAAGTATAATATCTGTTACTTTTACTTTAATAGTAATTCACCTCCTATTTAACTATACTATTGTTCTGCCTTAGTCAACCATTCGTTAAATCGTTCATAGATTTTATGAACATCTTTAACTTCTTGACCTTTCCAGATAAACTTACCTTCTTTCATAACCAAAGTTGGTTCGGATTTATTAACCAGACTAAAACTTAGAGTAGGAGGTACTACTTTACCCATACCTACATTCCCTGATCCTTCAACTGTTAAAGTATCTGCCATATTACTAAGCTATTATACACCATTTACTGCATCTGCAATAAAGGCTTCAATACTAGCTTTTTCTGCTACTAGTTCTGCTAATCTGTCGTTTAGCTCTTTAGCCGTTATAGCAGTTACTTCGTCTGATAGTTGTACTAACTTTGTGCCTTGTATTTCAAACTTCTTTATGTAAACAGCGTATGTCAAAGCACCTGGTGTATCAATATTGGTCTTTTGAACCTTATTGATCATGCCGTCTGCCTTTAGTTGTGCATATTGTTGAATTATGTTCATGCTCATATTTTATCACATCCTTTCTATAGTGTTAAATTTATACTGTCTATTGACTGGGGTATCGGCATGTAGTATAATGCTTCTATGCCAATAATAATCATATGTAAACAGTGTAACAAACAATTTAGTATTCCCCCAAGTAGAGTGAAAACACGGCTTTATTGTAATAGGCGTTGTAGTAATTTGGCGAAAGTCGGGCAAGTTAGTCCAAACAAGGGAAAGAAGTTGCCTAATGCCTATCTTAATCTTGGTAAGTTTGCTAAAAAAGGCAATCCTGCTTGGAATAAAGGAAAACCAAGAGCGTGGAAAGCTGGAAAAGAGTTTGAAAAAGGACACACTCCGTGGAATAAGGGTATAAAAGGAGTCTTTATAGGCGAGAATGCCATCAATTGGAAGGGAGGAAAAAGAAATTTTAGAGGGTATGTTGCTATTTATTCTCCCAACCATCCGTTTAAAGACAAAAATAATTGTGTTAGAGAACACCGTCTTGTAATGGAGAAGCATCTTAATAGGCACCTTGAACCAACCGAGGTAGTTCACCATGTTAACGGAATTAAATCGGATAATAGAATTGAAAATCTTCAACTTTTGAATAATCATAGCGAACATATGAAAAAAAGTCATAGGAATGTACTTCATGATTTCTACCAGTCCAAAAAACCATTTGATATTACTAAGTTTAGACAATGTACTTATTGCAAGAAAGTTTTTCCGCTTTCTGCTAAATATTTTCATCGTGCTAAAAACTTGAGTTATGGTTTTCATTATGGTTGTAAAAAATGCCGTTCCTTACGCCGACTTCAACCAGCCGTAAGCCTCTAAGCTGGCTAATAAAGTGTTAAATTTAGTAGTTATATCTGCCAATGTTCCATCAGCATCTACTATAGTATTTTGCTGAACTACTGCGGAAGTGTTAAATATCCCGATTTTATTGCCAAGTACCTGAAAAGCTGTTGTCTGTGTTCTATCTGCTGTACCACTAGCTCCTGCAACTACTCCCTGTATTATTACACCACTTTCAGCACTTCCTGTAGATAGTCCACCTTGTAATATTAAATTGCCACCTGCTTTGTCCGTTGCCCCGCTTGTAGCTCCACCAGCTGTAATTGTTAAGGTATTTCCAGCTGTGTTGGCTGTGGTATGGCGTTCCATCCAAGCTATACGAGCTGAATTACCACCT